CATCCTGCGGTACATTTTACCTACTCCAGCTAAGCCTATTTTAAAAGCTATTTGAGTTTCCTCTGAGATCCCACGGTCTTTGTAGAATTTGTAATTTGGGAAAAGCTTATCTAAGCAGTCCTCTGGGTAAATTTGTTCCATTTCTATCCTGTCTACTTTTGGGGTAGTATAAAGTTTATCACTTTTAATTTTTTTTAAAGTTTCAGATATCTTCTGGTCATCACCCACAGTCATCCGAATTAAAGCTTCAAAAGGTAAAGATCCTTTAGGCTCTACAAAGTCCATCCAGACTCCAGTATTTTTGTAAATCTTTAAAGCGGTAGCATTGTCTCCATCACGATATAAAGCTTGTGATCTCCAATGATCACCACAATCAATAAGTTTATAGCCTATTGAACTTAAAACCTTCTCAAACTCTTCAGAAGGAACCAAGCTCTGGGATATCGTCTCTGTCTTGTCTTGTCGGTGCATCTGGTATACTGTCATCTAATTCTGGATCTCCGTTTTGCACAGCGACAATATCTCTTAAGTCGCCACGCTCTGTAATATTAAAATTATTGAAGTCTAAATTAATAAAGTTCTTTCTTAGAGAATCTTCAACTTGGACTGGTTCAATAGCCCCAGCTATGTCTCTGCCCAAACTTCTGTACTTCACACTAATCATCTTATGAGTACCAAACCTCTGACCCTCTAACTGTATCTCGTCTTCTGTCTTGCGTCTGATGATAAACATGTGGGAACAAAACTGTGTGATTCGATCAGAGAGCGATACAATACTCTCGTCATCAATAATGTTTTGGGAGTTTCTGTTAGTTGTGATACCGCTCCTGTTTGACTGAACGGAAGTGATCATTGGGATAACTGGGTCTCCGTTTTCAAGAACTTCCTTCTGAATGCATCTTTTAAACTTGTCTACCATCTCACCGACAACCTGCCACTCATTTTTATTACCTGTAGAGTCGTTAGTTGTTTTGATGTAATCAAAGGAGAAAACCATCTTGTTTCCCCTGCCAACAGTTGAGTAGTAAAACCTCTTAAGAGTATTGATCATTACGTCAACATCCATTCCGCCCACATTATAGTAATAGAATTTTAATTTACTTATTTTTGGCCATACAGATCTAACTTTATCAACCACATCCTGCCCAGCTTGTCTCCACTTACCACTTTCAAGGAGATGCATTGGGACTCCAGAGTGAGCCGCACACTGACGCATGATCAGTTCCTCTTTACTCATTTCGCCATTATCAAAATGTAAAACTGGGACATTGTATTTTAGTGCAACTTTGGTTGCGTAATCCATACAAAACTGAGTCTTACCAACTCCAGAACGAGCAACGATGACGGTGATGTTGCCGGGTCGCAAAAGTGAACCATAGATGTCATTCACTTTATCGTGCGGCCCCATCATTCCAAACTCTTCAATTGGATTGTTTCCCCTCTCCTCGATCATATGCTCCATATCTTCATAGATGTTTTCGGGAATATCGCTTCCAATATCAAACAGGTTAATCTTGGAATTGTAAATCTGATCAGCGGTTTCAACAATCTCTCTGTAAGAAGATTCTGGGGCCATCCCTTTCATCTTCTTTGATATCAAATCTGAAGACTCTACAATCTCTCTCCTGATGGAGAACTTCTTAAGCTCCTTCGCTGTTTTAGTAAGATTCCCTGAAGGGACAGATCTCATAGCGAGAGACTTAATGTAATCAGCAGCATTGACGCTTCCTTCGAAGCTTAGCCCAACTTCATTAACCCTTTGAGCTAAGATGATATTATCTAGCTCCTCCCCCGCATCAACAGACTGCTTAATCACCCTGAAAATAGTCGCATGTAAAAAAGAAGTTTCAGAATAAAAATCCTTATGGCCAATGAAATTAGAAATCTCAATGAGCGAAGGCGGGTCTTTTAGTAGGCCAGCTAAAAGCTGTTTTTCTAATTCGTAGCTATAGATCATTAGGTTCTTCGTTTTGTTTTTCTAATCTAGCGAGGTGCTGACCGAGAGCTTTAGTTAAACCTAATTCGGTTATCATAGAATCAAATTTGGTATAAATAATTGGATCTCCAGATTCGTTAGCTGCAATCATGATGACACCCTTATGCTTATCGGAGTCTCCAGAAATTTCGTATAGTTTCTCCACGAATCCGCTTGGGATTGAGAATGCTTCTTCATCTTGGTTCATAAGTAAATGTCTTGGTTTTCAAAAAATGACTGATCTACAGTGTCATTGGGGTATATCTCTACCAGTTTTATATCGTTCATCTCGCAGAAGTCGAGCTTTTTTTGATCTCTTTTCAGTTGGTCTAAAAACTTAAATCTGTTCTTGTGAAAATGTTTGACGTATTTCGTATGTTGAGCGCCCTGAACTTCAATTGCTATTTTTTTATTAGCATTGTAAAAGTCTAATGACAATCGGCTACCAACCACTCTAAACTCTTCAAAAACAACATCAGTACTCCAGTATGGATAAAGGAAATCTTTTACGTTTTTCTGAAACTTGCTTCGGCTAGAAGCTTCCCAATCTATGTGATATTTTCTGGGGTTTTTGAGGTTCCTTAACTTACCGTCTGTAGAGTAAAATTTCATTCTTGGCCGCTGAACATTTTCTTAAAGTACGCTACTAGATATTGGCAGAGAGCTGAGTCATCTTCAATCAAAGAGAATAATTTATTCTCCCCCTGAACTTTTTCAGGAAGCTCAAAACCTCCTTCAGAAAGGACTTCTCTGAAGTCTTCTGTAATAGAAATCCAAGCTCCAGCCTTTTTGATAAACTCCCAAGCTTCAAGAGTTCCGACAACCTCTTTCTCTACCCAGATTGAATTGCCGCCAGTTCTTCCATAACGGATCGGATAAGATATCCGAGTATTAGTCTTTTCGTTTGGAGATTTTTTTACAACGACTTTAGCGTAATGCCCAATAGCTGGATTAGTCTTTGGGTCCATCTTTTTTACAGATGGATTGAGTAATATCTGATCTCCACCGAAACGAGGCTCAAACTCAATGATCCAGTTTGCGAAGTGGAGTAGAGCATTGCCACCTGTCGCAGTTGTCTGACGAATAGGAGCTTTTGAGTATGGGTCTAGCTTAATATCTGCCCTAACCTGAGAAACGAAGATTGCCATATGACCCCTTTTACCAAGGGCTATTGACATTTTCTTCATAAATGTAGCAGCAATGTTTGCACCCCCAGCCACTTGAGAAGACTCTTCAAATGTTTTTGCATTATCGGCTTTCTTAATTAAGCCATCAACGGAGTCTAGCACAAAGCAATATTTATTTTTCTCTTCATTTGAGGAGACTAACTGGCGCATTAAATCTACTACAGTCTCGTAAATATTGGACTCAAATACAAAGCATGTTCCTTCCTCCCACTCTTCATGAGTGGAGACAAACTTTACTCCGCACCTCTTAATCATTTCGTCAGAAAGTCTTCCTTCCGCTTTGAAGTAAACCGCTTTTGATTTAGGCATCTTCAAGAAGTTCTTCATGACCTCTAAAGAGGCTGAAGTCTTCCCGCCTTCATTCATTCCGACAAACCTATGTAACCCGGGGCCAAAGCCTCCATCAAGATGATGATCGAACTCCAGAGATCCGCTTGATACCCTGTAGTTTACCTGCTCTTCATAGTTGAAGTGGTCTTCTTTATTATTCTTCAAAAAATTACCAACTAGATTTTTGGAGTCGAGTGTTCCTACTGTTTTTTTATTAGCCATATTATTCTTCTTCTAAAAAGTCTTTTACTGTTTTCTTTTTTCTCTTGACGAATCGATCTTCGCCGCTTTTTTCACCTAGATTATATTCGGGGTATCGCGACTTGTCTGTCACATAATTAAACTCTCTGAACCTCCTGTCAAGCTTCTCCTTAACTTTTGAATGTTTGAAGTAAGCTAAGGATTCAAATCTCCTACCGAGGTTGACCACATTCATGAATTCAAGTGAATAGAGATCCACTAAATCATTCAGCATCTTCATCTCCCTAGCATAAAAAAAATTTTTATTATTTTTTGGTTCTTCAACCAGTCTTTCCAAGATATCTATTTTACTTATCTTGGGTTTAGCGGTCTTAGGTTTGGTAGTCTTAGGTTTGGTAGTCTTAGGTTTAGCATCTTTCTTTTTCGTAAAGATATGACCACAGCTACAACAAGAAGCCCTAGTTGCGACTAAATCTTCGCAGCTAGGGCATTGCTTTTTACCTCTTGGCATAAAGTTATCCTAGCATAGATCAATATCGTGTGCAACCATTTTTCTCACCAAACCTAAAAAATCTGTTTTTGGCTTCCAGCCTAATTCTTTTCTAGCTAAATCAGAATCCCCCAAAAGAAGCTCAACTTCAGCGGGGCGATAAAAGTCTGTATTGATCTGTACGAGGATCTTGTCTTCGTGGTAATATTTCTCATTGACCCCATGACCATCCCAACGACACTTCTCAGAACCAAAGCCAGCAAAATTAAACGCTTCCTCAACAAACTCACGAATAGTATGAGTCTCATTTGAAGAAAGAACATATTCTTTGGGTTTTTCTTGATTAAGCATTAACCAAATGCCTTCGACGAAATCTTCAGCGTCACTCCAGTCTCGCAAGGCATCTATGTTGCCCAATTCTAGAGGTTTAAAGTCTCCGCTAGCGTATTCTTTTTGAATACGAGCTACGTTCTTAGTAATTTTACGAGTAACAAACTCTTCCCCTCGACGAGTGCCTTCGTGATTGAATAACCAACCCTGAATAGCGTACAAATCATAAGAATCTCGCCAAACTTTTATCAATTGTCTTGCAGCAGCTTTAGAAGCTCCATATGGGCTTCTTGGGCGTAAAGGATGATGTTCTGATTGCGGAGAATGCAAAACGTCTCCAAACTCTTCTGAAGAGCCAGCTTGGTAGAATCTACAAGAGGGGTAATGGATTCTAATAGCTTCAAGTATATTTAAAACTGAAGTGGAGTTTGTCTCCCAAGTTTGTAAAGCAAAATCCCAACTGCTCCCAACAAAGCTTTGAGCAGCCAGATTAATAAAATATTTTGGCTTTAAAGACTCAACTGTTCTGGAGATGAGGTTTGCGTCAGTAAGATCAAAATTAATCAATCTAAATCTATCACTGTTGATGTGAAAAATATTAGTGTGATTGTAAACGCTCAAACGACGAACGCAACCAAAAACAATGTAGTCGGTATTTTCAAGAAGAAAATCTACCATATGACTCCCATCCTGACCAGTAACACCAGTAACGACAATACATTCTCTTCCTGATAGCCATTTCTTAGCGTCTTCAATATTGAGTATATTCATGTGATCAATTTTTTTACCGTGATATTTTTCTTTAAGATTATTCATTTGGTTTTGTTTTAGCTATAATAAGTCCGTCTCCATACCCCCCTTGATGTTCATCGCTAAATACTATTTCTAGATTAAGTGTTTTAAATATATCTATACATTTGTCATGTGTCGAACCAAATAGCGAGTTTTTATGAGTTGATACAAAAATATTTTCTACAACTATATCTAAATCAATTAATTCTTCAAGAATGGAAATTTCAGACCCTTGAACATCCATATGCAACATAGATATTTCTTTCAATTTAAATTCGTCAATTAGATTTTTTATCGTTATGGTTTCTGTCGAAAGGTTTCCCCATAGATCAGGGCTGCTCCGTCTTATCATGTCAAAGTAAGGCTCATCTAATTTACCCATTCTAGCATGTTTAAATCTAAAATCGCTACAGTCATTAGCTAATACGTTAGCTCTTCCAAGCTCTATTAATTTATCACTTACTTCCACACAAATATTAAGTGGTTTTTTGTCTTCTTTAAAAAATCTATTAAATAGTATCGAATAAAAACAATCATTAGATCCCACCTCAATCATTGTGGGGTTTTGGGTGGAAATATTACTTAACTCATCAATAAAAATTTTTGCTTGAAAATCCTCAAAAGAAGCTCCTCCTTGAAATTTTGTATTTTGTTTAACCTCTTCTAGAATCTTTGCTACATCCATAGTATTTATTAATTATTTCTGGGTAATCCCCATAAAACGGAAATACCTCACACCCAAATATACGAATTTTATTATCTAATTTCCAGTTATTAAATAAACTAAGTTTATCTGGGTTGTTGTAGAATCTACTTTTAAACAAAACCTGATTTTCGCACACATAACTGTAGTGTTCTAGCTTTATCCCTTCTTCTAAAGTTTGATATTTTGTTACGATTTTTTGGTCTCCATCAAAATACATATTAGGTGGTTCGTGAGAAATCCATTTGCTTTTTTTGTTGATTTTGAAAATTCTCCTCCACGGAATTTGATTAGCCCAAACCCCATCAGACCTTTCATCTATGCAGTGATTGAAATCCCCCCAGAAATGATTCGCAAAAAAATCAACTCTCGATGGCGATTCTGACTCTAAAATTGAAATAATTTTAGATGCATTTTCTTCTGTGTAAAATTCGTCACAATCTACTTGCCATATATAATCCGCTTCATAAATTGGAGAACCTTCATAAAACCAATAATTTAGCATCTGGGTCTTTCCGTCCCAAAACCCATCAGACTCTTTAAGGAAAAACTTTGGTTTATCTTCTATATATTTTTTAATAATTGATATTGTATTATCTGTCGATTTTCCATCATTAGTGAATGACGATGTATCTCCATCCCAATAATGATTTACAGCTTTGGTCGCTCCTTCTGTGATAAAAACCAAGTCCCCTAACTTATCTGCCTGATCCAACCAAGCAAGGAGCATATTAGCGGGGAGATGTTTTTCCCCATTAAAAATGATGGCTTGTATGGCTATTTTCATATTTTTTCAAAAATACAAAATCCGTTTCTAGAGTCAAGATCATCGATGATTAGCTTGTAATCTTTAGAAGATAAAAGGTCTTTTCTTGCTCTATAGTTCTTAATTGTTGGGGGTCTAGTGTCGTCTAAAAAAATTATTTTTGATCTATCTTTTAAAAGCTTGTATTCGCTCCAACTAGAAAATTCTCCACCGTCTAAGATTAGAAAATCTATTTGTTCAGGCATAGATTCTAATACATTTGGGGTGTTTTCTATATTTAATAAGTCTTCACTATACCAAGAATACTTTACAGATTTGCTGTAATCTGAAAAAAAAGAAGAGTCTAAAGATTCAAAATCTATTAATTCATCGCTGATATGCCCATTCAGAATCTCTACCTCTCTCTTTCCTGAGTAAATATCACAAGCGGCTAAATACATATCTTGATTCACCTCTATAGATAATAGTTTTTTTTCTGTAGCATCAATTGCACTATAAACACAAAACGTAGACCCTTGTCCATTCCAAGTCCCTATTTCTAAGATTGTTTTTACATCTTCTCTTCTACATATATCGAATATGTATTTCCCAGCTTTGTTTTCTAAGTTTATTTGTCCTTTCATTTTATTTTCTCTAGGATTTTTTCCCATTTAGAAAAAATGGAATCTTTGTTAGATGTGTTGGCTACATTATATTTCAATTTAAAATTTTTGTCAAGGTAATTGCATTTCACCGTCCCATTATAAAAGTCCGAATATTGTAACCATTCTTTTTTTAGGAACTTTTTCCGATTTCTTTTTGGGTCATTCGTGGGGAATGTTATCTCTGTCAACACTGGATAACCCTGATCTATGAGTTCTAATAAAAAGTTTAGACTAGGAATATTTAACGGAACCCCAGCCTGATATTGCTCAAATATAGACATAGTTGAGATATTGTAGGGCATATGGATAATGCTCTTGTAGGAATATAAATCTTTCCAAGAATAATTCCCTAAGCTCGACTGGTGTAACACATTCGATCCTAAGTCAGCATTGAATTTGCTAAATAATATTGATTGTTGTTTTTTTGGATTATACTTGGATTCTGTATAGTCGCACAGGCTGGGTATCCACTCCCACTTGTTTCCTAAAAAATGTTCACAATATTTTTGATCAAACTGATTATTTGCCGTCAGTATTAAATTTTTATTGTTCTTTAAAGAGTCCTCCAGCCAGTCAAGCCTTATTTGATCATTAGTGAATGGGTGATCGTACCTCGTCGCCGCTATTACTATTATGGGTTTGTTGAATTTTTCAAACAGCTTTAAAAAACACGGTGGGTAAGCGCATATAAAAGCGTCATAACTGTCTAAATCTTCTTTATGATGGTCATAAAATTGATCAACCATTTCTTGATTTAAGTTCGTCCAATTCGCTTCATTGATAATTGGGGATTTACATTTATCAAAATCAAAAACCCAACGATGACCAGATAAAGACCAATGATCTACTTGATGACCCAGAGATTCAAATATATTTTTTATGTCAGATATTACTGATATATGACAATCTATATTGAACAATTTCATAACGTCAATAAATCTTCTATAGAATAAATATCTTTAATGTATGAGCTTTTGTTTTTTAAGACACTTATTGGAATGTCGCCTTTTCTGCGAGGGCCATATTGCAAAGACACATTAAGATTGTTCACTTTTCTAAAAATGTTAAACATCTCTAGTACAGAGGCTCCTCTTCCATGCCCTAAATTTTCAATTTGATTAGCTGGTTTTTCTACAGCAGAAATTATCGATTCACAGATTTCGTTCACATGAACATAATCTCTCATGCAGGTTCCATCTTCAGTATCGTAGTCGTTCCCAAAAATTGTAAATACTCCTGTGTCTTTTGATTTTAGAAGATTGTAAAATAATCCATCAGGATTTTTAATAGAAATGCCATCCGAACCAATCACATTGTAAAATCTAAATATTGTATAATCAATATTGTTTTCGGTGCAATATTGAATAACTATTTCTTCTGCCGCTTTTTTAGAAAGCCCATATGGGGAAGCTAAACCTTCTGCCGCTCCAGTTGATGCGAAAATAAAATGTTTAGTTTTAATATTTTTTAAAACATTTAAAGTACCCAAAACATTGGTCTCGTAATATAATATAGGATCTTTTACCGACTCGCCAACTCTCATTTCAGCCGCCAAATGAATAACGCATTCAAAGGGGTCTTTGTATTTTAAATACTTATCATTCCTAATGTCTCCATAATAAAATTTATCAGGATAAACCTTATCAGGATTTTCTTTATCTAAGCCACAAACATCAGTTAAAAAACTATTATTTATTTTCTTCAAAAGGTGGGAGCCTATATAACCAGAAGATCCTGTGATGAGTATATTATTCATTTTAGAGAGTTCATTAGAGGCGTTTTATGCTCTTCTGTATAGTTATTATTTTCATCATAAACTTCACCGACAAATTCTAGCCCTACTCTTTCTGTGGGGAAATTTAGACCACCTCTGAACTCATCGTGAACCATTGTTAGGAATGGAGGTATCCTATTTTTGATTGAATCAAAAAATTTATAATCTGTGCCGTAATTATCTGTTTGAGAAAAATCATCACATAAATCTTTCATATCATCTATCAAACCTTTTTTGATGCCAAACATCCCCCCAAGAATAAATGCATTATGATAAGGGTGGTCTCTCATAATATGAAAAACCATCCCGCTTTCTTCAAACTCTTTTACAGCTGAAGATTCCCTAAGAGAGAGTCTGCTATCTGTATCCCTACAGATCATGATAGAAACATCATTGTCAGAAATGGCTTCAAACCTCCAAAACATTCCAGTCCAGTCAGCTTTATTAGTTTTTATGATAACCTCTGTGCCTTCTACAGATTTTAATTGATCTACATACGTTTTATCAACGTTTTTATGAACATAAAATCTAGATATCCAATCTGGATAGAAACGCTTCCTGAGTTCTGCATTTTTAACAGCCCCAACGCAATATTTAGGATTATCGCCCCAAAGTGAATAAGAAATTATTTTTTTCATGAGTATTTCAGCCTTATCTCTATAACTTCACTTTGAGCTTTTCCGAGTGTTTCTTTTTTTCTTGAGATCGAATTTGGGTTTGCGTAATACAAGCCAAACGTATCATCTATTTTGCTTAGCTTCCCTCCTCCAGTTAAAACTCTAAACCACATATCATAATCAGCGCTTGAAAAATAAGAAGTGTCGAATAAACCAAACCTGTCGTGTATAGATTTTTTCCATACAGGTAAGCAATGAGGGGAATTACAAATCATTTGATTCTTTATGGAACCATCGAGGCAGGGCCACATTTTAGTACTATTTGAATATTCAAAAACCTCATTAGGCTCTGAGGTGACCTTAACATGCCCATAGCAAACGTCAGAGTCTGGATTATTCTCCAAAAAACAAACTTGATTCTTTAATGAGGTGACTGATCTTCTATCATCCACATTCCAATTAGCGATGATATCGCTTGAGGATAATTCGATGCCTTTGTTCCAAGCTTCGTAAACATTACACTCTCCAATCTTGGAATATTTAAACGGGTGAAGATTTAAAAATGGTTTTATAATTTCATAGTCCTGCTCATAACCTTCAGGATTAGCATCTAGAAGTAAAACTTCTGATTCTGGAAAAATAAATTGACGTTTTACATCAATCAGGAAATCATACAGAAAATCAGAAGCTTTATAAATAGAAGTTATTATAGATACTCTAGGCTTCATGCAATGCATGATTATAGCCTAAACCTCTTCTTCTTCAATAATTTCTCGCACACTCTCCAAAAAGGGAAAGGCGTTTAATAAGTCTTGATGATCAGCAAAACCTTCATCATCCCAGACCCACTCACTATAAACTTCTTCTTCATCCCAAGCTAGGACTTCATTAGAAACCATCTGGCTGACAGGCTTTTTCGACCAAAACCTGCAACTCCAATAACGAGGGGTTGTTTTATCTTTAGCTGTATCGCATTTATGTCTAGCTCTAAAGCTGCGACGACGAGCTGGGTCATCACGTTTGATTTCCATGTTAGGGTCACCAAACTTAACCATAATCACATTACCAGTCTTTGGATTTTTTACATAAACCCCATACTTCTTTTTCCCGTCTTTTAGTCGGAAAGGCTTATTTAAAGTTTTCTTTTCTGCTTCTGTGTATTCAAGATCTTCTGTTGAATCATCTTGATCCCACTCATTAGCTCCAGCCATAACTAGATCAAGGTGGGCGATATCAAACTCAATATTAGCGAAATCAATAAAAGCTTCCCCCTCTTGCTCAAGATAATAGTCTTCAGAGCCTTTTGCTACATCTTGATCAGCGGCACGGTAAGACTTTTTGACTTTACCCCCCTTGACCATTTTAAGGAACATGTTAACGCGAGCCATAGCCCACTGACCTCTAGTCTTTCCGGGGCGGTGGCTAGAGGAGAAAGCGCCAGCGCCACGACGATAAATCTTCTTGAGTTGACCTAAAGTAACTTTTTTAGAGTGCTTCTCGTTATGCTCTTTAACTTTGTTTTTTAAAGATGTGACGACTTTTTCTGAAAAGGTAATAGATCCACCTTTCTCACCCGCAGAGCCAGACTTATTCTTGCTAGAACCCTTCTTCTTTTCAGAAGGTTTAGCTGGTGTTTGAGCGCTACTCTTGGGTCCACCACGTTTTGCGGCTTCACTTAACGCTAAAAGCTCTTTAATTTTCTTAGAAAAGTCCAACTCCATTGTATTTTCCTTTACACTTATTTTAGATATAAATGAAATCAACCTTCACAAGATTTACATTCCATCATGGATCTTGCTAATTCTTGACTAGGATTAGCGCTTCTTTGGTAGTAAAACCCCTTCAATCCGCTTTCCCAGCCATAAATCATTAGCTCACTAACTTCTTTTGCAGGGATTTTTGGAGCCACCATGATATTAAGAGATTGCCCTTGGTCAATATACTTTTGTCTTTGGGCCGCTTGAATAACGATTTCTTTTTGGCTGATTTCTCCGAAGGTCTTGAAGATATCTTTTTCTTCATCCGAAAGGAAGAGTAAGTGTTGGACGGAACCGCCAGTTTCAAGGATACTCATCCAAGTCTCTTGATTGTCCTGACCCTTTTCAGATAGGAGTTTTTTGAGGTAAGGGTTTTTGAAGGTGAATTTTCCTTTGGCAAGATTTTTAGTGAAATAATTACCATTGAGCGGCTCGATAGATGGAGAAACCTGACCCAAGATAAACGAGCTACTTGTAGTTGGAGCAATAGCTAAGGTGGTAGTATTTCGACGACCATACCCCTCACAATACATAGGCTCCCCTAAAACTCGCGACAATTCCGCTGTAGCTTCATCTGCACGATTGCGAATAGTCTTCCAAATAGAACTATTCTGCATTTTAGCCTCCATACTTTCAAAGCCAATCATCTTACTTTGTAGGTAAGAATGCCAACCAAGAACTCCCATGCCTAAAGCTCTGTGGCGCTTGGCGAAGTTGTGAGAAGACTCCATGAATGGAATACGTTTTGTTTTTAGAATATACTCCTCCATCACTGCGTCAAGAAACGCAACTAATGTCTCAACAGCGTCAGTCTTTACAATATCATCCCATCTAACTAGATTCAGAGAGGATAAACAACAAACAAAAGATTCATCTTCTTTTGATGGCAAGCTGATCTCATTACAAAGATTAGAAGCATATATCTTCATGTCTTTGTCTTGATAACATTCTGGCGCGTTATTGTTGGCGGTATCTTGGAAGAATAAGTATGGATAGCCAGTTTCAAACCTCTTCTTAATGATTAAAGCCCAAATCTGACGCTTATCAGAGTCGCCCCCAATCATTGATTTCATCCATTCATCTGTAATAGTCACAGCAAAAGACATGTCTTGAATCGCATTGCCTTCACTCTTAATACGAAGAAACTCTTTTACGTCAGGATGTTCAATAGGGAGGTAAGCTGCGAAAGAGCCACGACGAACATTGCCCTGAGAAACAACAGAAGCAACCTTATCAAATAGTTCCATAAAATGGACTGCCCCAGAAGACTCTCCACCAGAATTAATTGGTGCGCCACGCTCGCGAAGATCACCAAAGTAAGCGGAAGTCCCCGATCCATGCTTAGTTTGCATGCCTACCTCACACTGTTTAGCTAAAATGCCATCCATCCTATCAGGAACATAAACTCCGTTACAAGATATGGGCAAACCTCGATCACGACCAAAATTAGACCAAACAGGGGAAGCTAAGGAATAAAATCCCTGCTTCATATAACCCTCAAACTTGTCAGCGAACCCGGTTATACCGAGATACACTTCGGCGGTCTCTGCAATATCACGGATTCTCCGCTCTGGAGTTTCACCTTTTTTTAGATAGCCCCTTTCAAGAAATAATCTTGAGTCATCATTTAGCCAATAGTAATTAGTCATTTAGAACAAGTCGTCTACGTTGAACGTCTGTGAATTTTTTGAATACTCGACTGGTCGAGAATAAAAGAAGTCGGTGGCATTATTGCCAAGCAACTCCTCTTCAAACCAGATTGTATCTTTCAGTAGATTTTTGTCAACATCGAAAGCTTGCTTAAAGCCAATTTTTTGTAAAGAATCATTGATCCTATTTTTAATGAATTCTTTTAGGATCGGGGCGTTAAGACCCTTCTCTTGAATGCCGTTAACCATCCAATCGATCATTTTGCTCTCAGCTTTAAAAGCTTGTTGAGCTTCGTCGAGAATACGCTCTTCCAACTCCCCGTCAAAAAGCTCAGGATGCTCTTCACGAATGGTGTTGATAATTTTCATTCCAACTAAAGCATGAACGTTCTCCTCATTGCGGGTATACTTAACCTGTTGATCGGTATCCTTAAGAACATTCTTAAAGCGAGCAAAGTGGTTAATGATGTAGAATTGAGAAAACAGTGATACATTCTCTACAAAAAGGGTGAATAGGATTAAAGCGTAAACATACTGCTTCTTACTATTCTTGTAGAATTTATGGGTGTACTTCCGAAGGTAGTTTACTCGACCCTCAATGAAGTCCAGTTTAAGATTCTCTTCAAAAACCTCTTCTAACCCAAGAACTTCCAAAAGTCGCTCATAAGCGTTATTGTGAATAACTTCAACATTAGCCATGACGAATCCAAGATCACTAAAAGAAGGATGAGGAAGGTTATCGCCCAACTTGCTCCAGAATTTCTTAACGGCGACTTCAATCTGCCCAATAGCTGAAAGAGTCCTAACAATAATCTCTTTTTCCTGCTCACTTAATACCACGTTAAAGTCTTGCAAATCAGAGGTAAAACTGAATTCTTTATCAGTCCAAAACCCATTGTGCATTGCTTCAATAAACTCTCCTGCCCAAGGATAATGGTCAGGCTTCCGCGATATTTGTTCTTCGAAAATCATGTTAGCGTTAGTTACACTATTAACTGATATTCGTCTCTTGTCGAGTTAAAATTTTTTGATTTTTTTTCTTGACACAATTTCAGATACCTATATAATATCGTTATACGATCTGTTTCCGCGAGGATTCGTGGTCTTTGAAGAAAGGCTTCTGGTTTAGATGACGAATAAGTAAAGTAGAACGTATAATATTATTATATATTATATTATATTATTATATATTGTATAGGGCATTTTTTTAAAGATGGAAACAGATCAAGAATTAATAGATAGGGTTAAAGAAGATCAGGACAGCAACAGTCTGGTCGAAATAATCGAAAGGCATTCAGGGATTTACCACGATATGGTAGATAGGTTTATGTCGGGGAGTAGGAATACCGCCGAAAGAGATTCTCTTCTTGAGGATAAAGAGTTTACAATATACAACTCAGTAATGAAGTACGACTCATCAAGAGGTGCTAAATTTGCAACATACCTAGCTAATGAGGCGAAATGGAAGTGTTTGAACACGTTAACCAGAAATAAGAAGTTTCAAAAATGTTCTCTAGAAGATATTTTGAAACAGCCTCAGTCGGAAGGTGACCGACAAGTGCATGAAAATTATGAGGTCTTTTCTTTGTTTAAATCCTTTCTGCAAAAAGAAAAGGACAAAAGAATGGAAAAAATTATTGACATGCGATATAATGGCGTGTCTAATAAGCTTACACCTTGGAGGAAGATAGCGAAATCACTCGATATGAGCATTCAAGGAGTAATCAACATTCACAATCGGTGTTTGTTGAAATTCAAAAAGCAATCAGAAAATTATGTATAATAGCATTACATCAGTAGGGTATCTTGTAAAAGATCCAGAGACTCGTCAACTTAATGGCGGGAAGTCGGTAACACGCCTCCGTGTTGGAATCTCTCCAAGCAACGCCAAAACCAAATGCTTCATTGATCTTGAGGTTTGGGACAAGCTTTCTGAAATCGCATCCAAATACCTTACAAAAGGTCGTGAGTTTGTGTTTTCTGGTGAGCTTGCTATGGACACTTGGGAAAACAAGGATACGGGTAAACCTCAATCGAAATATTTTATCAGAGGCAATAATATTCAATTCTTGAATTCTGGTAAGAAGGACGATAGTCAATCTTCTGATTCATCTCCTGCTCCTGCTGCTGCTGGTCCAGCATCTGACGATGAGCCTCCCTTTTAATGAAGATTTTAGTTGAAGCCCCTATCAACTCGTTAAGCCTCGGTAATGTTTCTTTTAACATTATCCGAGAGCTTTTCGATAGGGGTCATGACGTTGGTATTTGGCCAACAGGTCAAGTAGATATTAAGGCTTACGACATTGAGGAAGGCTTAAAGAAGAAAATAGAAAATAGCATTAATAATAGGCATGACTATCTTAGTGAAGATGTACCAAGTTTAAAAATTTGGCATTTAAATGGGTCTGAGAACAGAAAAAACTGTAAACAATATTTGTTAAGCTTTTATGAATGCAACCAACCGACAGACATTGAAAAGAAACTTTCTGAATCTCAAAACGAGACGTTCTTTAGTTCTTCCTGTGCTTCTGACTTGTTTGGCGGCATGTTCTGCCCATTGGGTTTCGACAAAGATTTCAAAGAAACAAAAAAAGAATATCTGAGTGGTATTACCCATTTTGGTTTGATGGGTAAGTTTGAACATAGAAAGCATACTGCTAGAATTATTCAAGCTTGGTTAAAGAAGTATGGAAATGATCCAAAGTATCAATTATCTTGTTTAGTCACTAACCCCTTCTACAAGAAGGAGGATATGGACAAGACCATCAATACTGTATTAGGTGGGCAAAGATATTCTAACATTAACTTTCTACCTCATTTAGAAAAAAATTCTGAAGTTAATGAGTTTTTAAATGCAATCGATATTGATCTTACAGGACTGTCTGGAGCAGAAGGCTGGAATCTCCCTTCTTTTAATGCAACTTGCCTCGGCAAATGGAGCATTGTTCTTAATGCCACATCTCATAAAGATTGGGCTACTGAAGATAATTGTATCTTGGTTGATCCTTCGGGAGAAGTGGATTGTTACGATAACGTCTTCTTTAAGAAGGGGTCTCCATTTAATCAAGGGACTTTTTATGACTGGAAAGAGGATGATGTGATCAAGGCGATGGAACAAGCTGAGAAGAAAGTGGGACAAGTTAACACAGAGGGACAAAAGTTGGCAGACAAGTTGACTTACAAGAACACTGTTGATGTCATTTTGTCCCGTATTTCCAAGGATTTCGATCTGGCATAGATCCTGTTAAAAGGTTTGCATGATTAATACATTATTGTACGACTTATTTAATGACCACGGTTTTAAAAACCAAAACTATGTTGAAGACAAAGGGGATTCTTTCGAGTTAAAAGTTGAGCTTGCTGGCTTTTCAAAGAAAGATGTCGATATCGAAGCTACTGAAGATAAGCTTACGATTGAGACAAAACCTGAAGATGGAAAGAAGGCTTTTTCTGTCCAACTTTTCAAGAAGGTCGAGACGGAAGCTATTACCTGTAAAATGGATAATGGTTTGCTAATTATGAACCTGCCTAAAAAAGGAAGATTAAAACCAACTAAAATTAAAATCAATTAAAATCAACGGGGGTGGAAACGCCCCCGTTTTTATTTATAATAAAATATGCCTTTATATACCTACAAGCATCCTGATACAAACGAACATAAAGACGTTTTTCAATCTATGAATGAAGAGCATATTTATGTAGATGGTTTTGGGACCGAGTGGAAACGGGTCTATTTTGCCCCCAACGCCTCTATCGACTCCAACATTGATCCGTTTAGCCAAAGGCAGTTTACGGACAGTACAGGAGGAAAGAAGGGTACTGTAGGTGACATGCTTGATTACTCAGCGGAGATGAGTCAAAGACGAGCAGAAAAATCTGGAGGAAAAGATCCAGTTAAGCAAAAATACTTCGATGATTATGCCGCCAAGAGAAATGGTCAACGTCATACAGCGGAGAAGAAACAGACTTACGAAAGTAAGAATGTTAAGATTGAGTATGATTAATTAGTTATTTCGTGACTAAACGATAAGGAATAAGTCATTTGATTATTCACGGCCATGTTGTAAGCGGAACTCTCAAGCTTTAAATCGGAAAACGAAAAGGTGTGAGTGAAATCTTCCCCAGTATCTACAACCTCTATATTGAAATCATAACCAGACTCAGCTGTAATTAGATTAGCTATCTCTCCAGTCGCTAAACCTGAAACTAAAAACTCAACACTTACAGAAGAGGTAAGTGGGTACTGAACCTTTCTTCCGTAAGGGTAATCACTACCAAGACCAAATAGATCAACTCTATTAATTGGAATATCAAATGAGAACGACTGTAGATGAGCGTCCCCACTAATAGGCGCTCCGCCTATCTGTAGATTTTGAAGAGTTGAGTTTACTTCTGTAGGGGAGCAAAGAGGTGGGTAAAATCTATTTATTCCTGTGTAGTCTCCAAACCCGCTAATGCTAGATTGTGTTAATTTTACTCGTCCAACGTTATTGTTATTTCCTGAATCAAGATTAATTGCTGGTATATCGTAGATAGCAGAAGCATCTGTTTGAATATTTACATTAGAGCATTTATATGAAGTAGACGCAACTGGTACAGATCCTATAGAAAAACCTAAAGAGTAATTTGTTAAAAACGCATTTCCTATACAGATTACTTCAGAAAGATTATTATTAGGTATACCACTATTTTCAATAATATCCGATCCTTGATCAGGATGATTTGCTATATAAAAGTTTTGATCTTCATTAGTGTAGCCACTAAAAAAAGCCGATTTTGCTATACCTGTTTGATCATTTATTAAGCCTAACATGTTTTCATTCAACATCGCTGGGGTATAGTAATAACTTATAGATAAATCAACATCTGGCATCCTAGTTATATCGTTAATAGCTAAACTCTTAGATCCAACTTGCTTTGACTTTTGTCTTTGCTGAGAAAAACCGACACCCACGCTTTGAACAGCGCTCATGTAAGCGCCACTCATATCGCTTCCAATTCTATCACCAGTAGTAAATGCTGGTCTTTGCCCAGCAATCACAATTGAATTGTTACTCTTTAAAATATTTCTAGCCATTTTAACTTCCTGTTGGGATTACACCTAAAACATCTTCTACTAACGTCACGGATAAATCGTGCGCGTTGAAATACTTCCATGTATGACTCCACTCTGGGCAATACATAGCTTTTGGTCTATTATAGACTGATTCTATATCATGTCTAAACCTTCTGTATCCAGCTTTATTCTCTAAGAAGTGCAACATACACTTAAGTTGTTTGTCGCTGATGTCAGTGAAGTCATACCTAAGCTGGAATGAAGCGTTGTTATCTTTTGTTTTAACTCTTTGCTTAAAAGAGTTCTTAAACTGTAAGACTTCGTTTTTTAATTGAACATCATTTTGCAAACCAATATCAGGCTTGAAGAAGAAGTTCTGAGACCATGCTGAGCTAGCCCCCGTTGGGGAATTTAAATCAGTAGACGAGTGAGTTTCTGTACAGTAATAATAGTTATTTAGCTTATTAGAGCTTATGCCAGTGTAAACAACATCATACTTTTCATAAGAGGTAGAGTAAGCGTAGTCTTGAAAATCTAAATTAACAAAATTCATCCCAGACCAATTAAATAAATTTGGAGCTTGATCTACAGAATAAGAAACAGCGACTTCATAATGCTGATTATTTACATGGTTAACCGCATATTGGTCAGAAACCCCAGACATAGATTTATAAATCCCGCTATTATCTATATTAAACTCAAACAATTGGTTTCCATTTTTACTCTCGATAAATGCAGCTAGTTTCTGAGTATTGGCTTCATTTAAATCGTACCGTACATCATACTGAACCTCTAGACTATTCATCGAGTGGGGTATGGAGTTGATTTGAAAATCATCAACCTCATACATAAAATTCTTAGACTTAAAAGAAGCTTTAGAACCGTAGACAGGAGTTAGACTAAGACCTGAATAATCAGACTGAATCGTAACTCCAGAAATATTTGAGTCCCTGTTGTAAAATAAATCAGAAGCCATGACCAATATAATTTAAATTTAAAATAGTAGAACCATTATCAGAAGCTGATATAGATTCACTTACTAGTGTAGCGTTAGGGATCGTCAACTCTTGAAGATTCGAACCATCTTTCCTGTTGATATCAAAAACAACAGTTTTGTTT